GGGTATCGCGCCGTGGAGATGCACGAACGGGTCAGAAAATCAATCGAAGAACTCAAAAAAGAAATAGAATCCCATGAAAACAGGAATCGAACTGATTGCAGAAAGGCAAAGTAAGCTATTGGTGTCAAGCGGGCGGTTGGGGGACATAGGCAGGATGATTCTGCGCGCAGAAATGCTGGTTGAATTTTCAAGCATCACGTCAAAAACCGACGAAGCAATCAGATTGCTGGCCGAGGCTGGTGCCCGTATCGCCGCCGAAATAGATCGGTTAAACACTTTGGCTAAATGAAAGCAAAGCATATACTTCGGCGAATATATGTCGTAAACAGATGGCGGCATCCGGGCTGCGGTCATTTTATACTACTCGGCCTGAGTAAATTTTGGTTCGGCCCAAGTAGCTATAAATTATCGGTTCACCTCTTCGGAATTGAGATCGCCGCCGAGATAGACAGACTGAACAACCTAAAACAAGAATAGCAATGGATAAATTTCAAGCACTCAATGAACTTTCCTGTGAGGTTTACCAGAATGCAGTAGACCACGGATTTTATGATGCAGAGCACAAGATAGCCGAGGCGGCGGGTGACGACATATACACGCATGAAATCCTGCAACATTTAGTATTCGGGCAACGAATAGCATTGATTAATTCGGAGTTGTCCGAGGCATTAGAGGCCGATAGGCTTGGCAGATTTGCAAAGCATGTCAGAACGGTAGAATATGCGCTTGCGCAAAACTCAGCCTTTGAAGCCGCGTTTCGTGCCGGAATTAAAGACACTGTAGAAGATGAAATCGCAGACGCACTTATCCGCATTCTTGACCTGTGTGCAGCAAATAACATAGACATCGGCACCCATGTTCGGCTTAAAATGGAATATAATAGTAGAAGGCCAAAAATGCACGGCAAGAAATACTAATAGTGAAATCCGTGGGTCGTGGTTTACGAATTTGAATTGATGAAATAGTATGAAAAATTTCGATTTAGCGGCCGCCAAAGCAGGCGCGCCGGTGTGCACGAGGAGTGGGCTGGAGGCAAGAATTATATGCTATGACCGCCGGGGAGATAGCGCTTGCAGGATGGTAGTCTTAGTGAATGCGGGTTATGAGGAACGGGTGCAGTATTATAGCCAAGCAGGAAAAATAATACATAATAAGACTTGCGCAGATGATCTTAAGATGCGCGACGACGACTACGCCGAGAAGCTGGCACGGGGAGAGTACGGATCAACTGTCAAGTTTTCTTTGACAGTTGATACCCCAACTTGTAAGGAATCCTTACCAGTTGACCGGGAGTACTGGCGATGGGTGTATGCCGGGCAAATAATGCCAGTCGTATTTCATGCAGCTATTACTACTGGTGCGAAGGTTAAAGACGAATACAAGGACATGCTGGCTGAAGTAGCAGTTGCTCGTTCTGCGATTATCCTTGCCGACGCCCTACTTGCAGAGCTGGAGAAGAAATAAAAAAGAGGCAATCCCGAAAGATCACCCCTACACGCAGGATAAAGGTAGTAATTAAATTAAAGGATTGCAAATGAGAAGGGTAAAAAAATGGACACGCGAAGAGCTGTTTGAAATGAAGCGGTTGTATCCGACATTTTTCAACAAGGCTTTGGCTGAGTTGTTCGGTCGCTCGCCGAAGGCCATTGTTACATGTGCGGATCGGCTCAATTTGAGAAAATCGGAAGCTTTTATGGAAGAATGCAAGCATTTGCCCGGCCGATTTCAGAAAGGGCATGTGCCGCATAACAAGGGGGTTACTGGACTCAAACGCGCTCCGAGGGAAACCAGACCCAAAGTAAACATGAAAATGCAAGAGAGAGGCAAATCTCTGGATTGTATGCCTAACCCGTTCAAACGGATGAAAAGGAGTGTCGATTAGGAATATGCGGGAGAATACTCGAAACAATAGCCGATAGGTCTCAAAAAGCAGTGTACTTTTAGCCATCGGAATTATAATGGCATATCGCGGGGTGGAGCAGCGGCAGCTCGTCGGGTTCATGTCCCGAAGGTCGTGGGTTCGAATCCCATCCCCGCTACAATTTGCATATTATGGCAGCTAATCAGGACCAGCAACATGTAGGACGCCCGCGTAAGTTCTCCAGCCCGGAGGAAATGCAGGCAGCCATTGATGCTTATTTCGCCGCGTGTGAGAAGAAAGACGAACCGCTTACTATCGAAGGGCTTTGCGAGGCTCTTGAGGTAGATAGGAGAACTATTCTCAACTATGGCAAGCTGGAGGCGTACTCTGCGTTTTTTCCCACGGTAAAAAAAGCGCGGATGCGCGTCCAACGGGATTTGGTCGTTCGCATGCTCAAAGGCGGATGCGGGGCCGCCGCCGCGATCTTCCTGCTGAAGAACAATCATGGGTACGAGGACGAGCAGACTATGAAGTTTCGCCCTATGGAGTCAAATCCTTTTAAGGATATGACGCCCGAACAGAAGGCTCAATTCCTGTCGGACGATGAAGCGGAATGAAAGTAGATGCAAATACCCTCTACCAATGGCGTACGGACAAGGCCCGAAATATTTTCGGGCTTTTTGCCAAGTATGTCAATCCGCGTTTGGAATTCGCGCAGTTTCATGTCGTCTATTACCGCATCCTGCACCGGTTCGCTACGGGGAAGATCAAGAAGCTGATTATCTCTATGCCGCCCCAGCACGGCAAAAGCGAGGCTTCTACACGATTGCTTCCCGCGCTGATGTTGGGCGCTAATCCCGATATTAGGGTTGCAGTATCTTCCTACAACGACGGCAAGGCCAAGAAATTCAATCGTGAGATACAGCGATATATGCGAACCCCGCAGTATGCCGAGTTGTTTCCCGATTCGCGCATAAGCAACGGACGCACCTCCTCGGAGGATGCGATCAATACCGCGAACGAGTTTGAAATCATCGGACACCGGGGCAGTTTGCTGAGCGTCGGCCGCGGCGGCGGCCTTACCGGCAATCCTGTCGATGTCTTGATTATCGACGACCTGTACAAAGACGCCGAAGAGGGCAATTCCCCTGTTATCCGCGAATCCTGCTGGGAGTGGTATGCTTCGGTGGCCAACTTCCGGCTGCATAACGACAGTCGGCAGCTTATCGTGTTCACGCGCTGGCATGAGGATGATCTGATCGGGCGTCTCGAAAAGTACGACAAGGTAATCGAGGTCGATTCGTGGGCGCAACTCGACGATTTTCCTGCGGATGCTTGGGCAAAGGTCAACTTTCAGGCGATCAAGGAGAGCGAGCCGACCGAGATTGATCCCCGGCGGATCGGGGAGGCGCTTTGGCCGGCCCGTCACTCCTTGGAGCGGCTTCAGACGTCCCGCAGATTGTCGCCGGAAATTTTTGAGTGCATGTGTCAGGGGAATCCCTACAATGAATCGGGCGCGCTCTACGGCCGGGAGTGGCAGACCTACACGGAACTGCCCGCAACCTACGGCAACAACAACTACACGGACATTGCCGACACCGGGACCGACAACACGCTTTCTATATCCTATCGGGTAGGAGCAACGGAAACCGCAGAGGGCATGAGCTTCCGCAAATGCTACATTACCGATTTGGTATACACGGGCAGCGATCTGGACGAGGCGGAAAAACTGCTGCCGATGCTGTTTTCCCGGACGCAGACCCGTTCGGCCCGTATCGAGAGCAACAATGGCGGCCGCTATTTCGCCCGAAAACTGAAGGCCCGCTGTCCGGGTGTGGAGATCGTTCCGTTTTTCCAGTCTCAGAATAAGGAGTCGCGCATCCTGACCTATGCGCCCACGGTGAAGCAGTGCATTGTCCTGCCTTATGATTGGGCGCAGCGCTGGCCGCGGTTCTATGCGGATGCGACATCCTTCAAACGGATATTCAAAGCCAATGCCCACGACGAGGTGGCGGACGTACTTACGGGTATCGCCGAGTGCGAGAACGGAGACCGCAAACCTCCTCGCGGAGTAAAGGTGCGCAATTGACGCCGATCTGCCTCAAAATAATATTTTCCTTTGTAGTGAAAAAGGGCTGAAAGTAGCCCATATGTTTAATCGATAAAATTATTTAACGTATGAATTGTGGTTGTCCGCGCGGCGCATCGCTCACGACTATTCCGGTCTCCGAATGTCCGGAAAGCATGGGGCAGGTGCAGAAGTTGATCTTCCAGCGCATCTACAAATCGGGCGACGAGCAGAACAGCATCGCCGATCCCACCAAACTGGCGTCGTGGACGCCGCTTCTCACGGCATCCGACGGCACGAAGGCCGTCATCACGCCGTTCATCAGCGAACCGACTGCCGAACCGGGCGAAGCCCGCACCTATGGCGGCGGCAACGCTACCGTCGGCGGTGTCGAAATCATCCTCGGCACGAATCCCACGGCTTTCACGGCCAAAATCCTGCGTTCGCCGCAGGACACGATCAAGGCCATGAAGGAGCTGATGTGCGAAGACGTCGGTGTCTACCTGATCGACGAGCACGGAAATATCGGCTGCGTGAAAAACGTCGATAACTCCGGCGACTCTCCGGTGACGACCTACAGGCCGATTCCGGTGCAGTCGGTGTTCGTATCGGACAAGGGACTGGGCGGTTTCGAATCTCCCGACAGCAACAATATTTCGTTCTCGTTCCTGCCCGGATGGTCGGACGATTTCACGATCGTTGCTCCGGCCGACTTCAACCCGCTGCGCGATCTGGTCGCCGCCGGCAAATAGTCAGAGGCTATGAAGCGTGAAACGAAAGTGACGCTAATTACCGCGGACGGTATGACGCAGGAGTTTACGCCGGAGCATGCCGAGCGTCTCCTGCGCATGCCCCGCAACGGAGGCTGGAAGTTACCCGAAAATTCACCTTTCATCTTCACCCCGGCATATGGGATTGACCGTCGAAGAAATACGCGACCGGATAAAGTCACCGCATCACGGCGGGACCAAGAATAAAGCCATCCGGCAGCAGGAACGCATCCGATTCCATGCGGAAACGAGCCTCGACCAGTACAGAATGAGCGCGACAGCTACGCGCTTCCTGAGCTGGGTCGAAGGATTGATTCCGCATGACAAGTTCGTCACGTTCCTTTCGCTGTTTCAGTTTCCCATCAAGACGAACGAATTGACGGGGGTGATCTTCGAAAAGTTGAGCCGGGTGTTCGACGGACGCAATCCGGTCTTTACCTACCAGTTCAAGGACAGTGCGCAGCGCGACGATTGGGAGAAATACCGCACTGAAAGGCTCAACGAGCCGGTCGTGTGGCAGACGGACGGATTCGAACACTTTCAGACGGGAATCAATTCCGTGCTGATCGTGGATGTTCCGGAAGTGCAGGCGGGTGAGCTGCCGGAGCCGTATTTTTATTGGCTTTCGATCGAACGGGTCATTGACTTCCGGATCGACCGGGATAAGCAGGGATTTTCGAATTTCGAGTGGATCATTTTCGAAGCGGGTGATGACAAGATCGCGGTTTTCGACGACGAACGTTACCGGTTGTTCCGCAAGGGGAAGGACAACAATATCGGCGAACTGCTCGTGGATAATCCGCACGCATTGGGGTATTGTCCGGCCCGCTTCTTCTGGACGACGCCCATAAATCTCCGAGAACCCGAAATCAAGCGCAGCCCGCTGTCGAAAGAGCTGGCGGCGCTCGACTGGTTTCTGTTCTTCGCCATATCCAAACAGCATCTGGATTTGTACGCTCCCTATCCGATCTATTCGGGTTACGAAATGGATTGCAACTTCCATAACGACGATTCGGGAGACTACTGCGACGGCGGATTCCTGAGGAACCGGGACGGGAACTACAAGATTATTCCGGCGACCGGCGCCGTCGAACGATGCCCGGTGTGCGGAAACAAGCGTATCAGCGGGGCGGGTTCGTTCGTGGAAATTCCGGTCCCTCAGCAAAATGGACCAGACTTGCGGAATCCCGTGCAGATAACGACGGTGGACCGCAACGCCCTCGACTACAATGTCGAAGAGGTAGAGCGGATGGAAAGGAATATCGTCCGTAACTGCGTAGGAGTGGATAACGAGATTGTCAACGGACAGGCGATCAACGAAATGCAGGTAGAGGCGACTTTCGAAAACCGCACTACGGTGCTGATGTCCGTCAAACGCAACTTCGAGAATGCCCAGAAGTTTGTGGACGAGACGATCTGCCGCCTGCGTTACGGTGCGGCCTTCACTTCCGCGACGGTGGACTGGGGTACGGAGTTCTACCTGACCACCGCATCCGAACTGCGCGTCCGTTACGCGAAAGCCAAAGAGCAGGGTGCTTCCGACGCCGAGCTGGATGCGCTGGCGCGCAAGATCATCGAAACGGAGTATCGTAACGATCCCCAGCAGCTTCAGCGCATGACGATCCTTTCGGAACTGGAACCGTATCGCCACCTGACCCGCGAGGAGCTTCTGACGCTTAATGAAAGGGGATTGGTCGATCCTGCGGATTTGGCCGTGAAGCTTAATTTCTCGGCTTATGTGGCGCGGTTCGAACGAGAGAACATGAACGTCGTCGATTTCGGGGCGAACATCCCGCACGACATTAAAATAGAACGAATCACTAACGCTTTACGAAACTATGGCACAGAACAGCAAAACAAAGGTACAGGAGCCGTTTAAACCGGCTCCGGGCGACGAGGCTTACGTTCACGTAACTCTGGAACAGCCCAACTACGACAGACGGACAGGACAGCGGCTTTCGCGGTCCCGACTGCAGAAATTCGGCGTACGTGAGTACGCAAAGATCAAAGACCAGCTATACAAGCAGGGCTATACGGTCGAACTGCTTTACATGCCCACGGCGAAGACGCTGGCCGAGGCGCAGGCTCCGGCGGCTCCTACACCGGTGACGGTTATCCGGACGGGGGAAACACCTGCGGCGGCAACTCCCGAAGCGCAGGAGCCGGAATCTCCGAAAGATGCTGCAGAACCGGAGGGGAAGACCGAGGAAAAGCAGACCGGCAAGGATCAGGAGAAGTAATCACACGAATTTATAAAGGGAAAATAAATTATGGCACTTACGAAAGACATGCTTACGGCGAACGAATCCCTTGCGGGCCTCTCCGAGGAGCAAATCAACCTGATCGAGACGCTTTCGCGTAACGACGAAAACACCGTGATCGGCGAGCGCATCGGTAGGCTTCACAGCGATTATGACGCCGATATTCTCGCCGTTACGGGTATCGCCAAACAGCAGGGCGAAAAGTCCTACGACTACCTCAAACGTGCTGCGGGCGAGATCAAACACCGGGCAGACAAGGCCGATGAGTTTCAGCAGAAAGTCACGACTATTGCCGGTGAGCGCGATGCGCTTAAAGAGCAGCTGAAGGCTGGCGGCGGCAGCGATCTCGCAGCGCAGTTGGCTGCGAAGGAGGCAGAACTGAAAGCCACCAAGCAGCTCTACGGAGAGACGAAAGCCAATTTGGACAAACTGACAAAGGAAAGCGCCTCGAAGATTACAGCCATGCAGATCGGCTACGAAATCAAGAGTGCGGCTGCGGCGCTGAAGTTCAAACCGGAGATTCCCGAAGCGGTCGCTGCGATGGCCGTCCAGAACGTTGTCAAGGAATTGGAGTCGGTCCACAAGCCCGAATTCATTGCCGATGCCAACGGTAACCAGCGGCTTGTTTTCAAGGATGAAAACGGGGTGCAGCTCAATAATCCGGCCAATGGCCTCCAGCCCTTCACGGCTGCTGAATTGCTTACGCAGAAGCTTTCGGCACTCGGAATCCTTTCCGAAGGGCAGAAGCAGGCCGGAGCCGGAACCAAAGGTGCTGACGGCGGCAAGGGCGGCGCCTTCGATCTGGGCGGCGCGCGCACGCAGGTGGAGGCTGACAAGATGATCGTCGAGCAACTTTGCCGCAATGGTTTCGTGAAAGGGACGCCCGAATTCAACGACAAGATGAAGGAGGCGCGCGAAACCAACAAAGTGCAGGACTTACCCCTGCGATAAACACCGATAAACGGGGCAAAGGGCCAGCCTCGAAAGTATTAACCGATTAAATTTTTCTATTATGTCTCTTATTGAAACCAGATTGCAGAATCTGCGGGTTAATTCCGACCTCGACAAGAATATGGCCCGCCCGTCCCGTTACGGTGCGCTTGACCTGTTCGTCGAGCAGTCCTATGCCCGCGACGGAATCATCACCGACGAACTGCGTGAGCGTGCTTTCTCCGCCAACGGCCGCGATGTGCAGATTCCCGTCATCGACTACGACGGTGACGTAACCATTTCGAATGTCCGCAGCTGTGACATCGCCGATGACGAGAACACGTCGAAACTCGTAAACGTTACATTCGTAACGTATGCGTGGGGGTTCACGATGGTTCCGTCGTTGTACGACAACAACGAAATCAGAATCCAGAAGGACTGGGAGCGCAAGTTCCTGAAGTATCTCTACAAGCTGGCCGACACGCTCGACGCCGGTGCGGTCGCAGCCCTTTCGGCCAACAAAACGCAGGTGTTCAAAGAGCTGCTGACCTACACGCAGGCGGGAAATTCGGTACAGGTGCCGTGGGTGCAGCGTGAAGACGCACTTGCCGACTTCGACGCGATGATGGCCGCCAACGACTATTTCGGGCGCATGCACATCGTCGGCAACACGGGTATTCAGGCCCTCGTGACGAAACTCGCGCAGCACGGTCTCTACAACGACGTGGACAAACGCAACGAGTACCTGAACAAGATTTTCCACTTCACGAACAATGTCACCAACGAAGCCAGCGCCTATGCGAGCGGTTATGCCGTCGAGCACGGCAACGTGGGTATGCTGTTCCGCGTGGACCGCGAAGCCCTGCGCCGTACCGACCTCGGCCCGATGGGCGAGTGGGACATCACGACGCTGCCTGTCCTGAACATTCCCGTGGGCACGTTCTTCAAGGACAGCGTAGGCAACTACTCGACGATTGCCGGGGCCGCTTCGGCCGACATGACCTGCGTGCACAAGGAGTACTACGGTTTCTCGGTAGACGTGGCTTATCTGGTGGCATACAACTCCGATCCCACGGAGATCGCCAACCCGATCATGAAGTTCGACATTCTGAAATCGACCATGACGCCGGTAACGACGATCCCGGTTCAGGTTGTCAACCCGGCCGAATCGCCCGTGAACACGAAAGAGGTAGCGGGAGCGTAATCGACCGTACAAGTTTAATCGACGGGGGTAGGGGAATGCCCTGCCCCTGTTTTTCATTCAACCGGAAATGTATAGAATACCCGAAATCCAAAGCCGGCTGGCCGGACTCGTCGGCTGGCGCAAGGACCCGAATCCGAAATACCGGATCGACGACGAGCTGCGGCAGTCCGAAAGCGGTCTTTATTTTCAGGACGTGCATCCGTTGCTGACACTGGAAAACATGTACTATTGCATGCCCGACGAGAAGGACACCGTCTATCCGGCGTACGACGCTTCGGCCGACTATAAAACCGGTGATGTCGTTCGAGACCCGCAGGACGGAAAGAAACTTTACGCCGCGGTGCAGGACAGCACGGGGCAGGAACTTGCCGATTCGGAGTACTGGGCCGAATACGATCCCTTTTCGTCGTTTCTGAGCGAGATCGTGCAGTCCGGGACGGCGTTGGCCGTGCAGACCTTCGTCAACGGCCATGCGGTCGAGAACCGGGCGAAAAGCCTGCTCGACAAACGTCCGTTTTTCGACGGCACGGGGCGTATCGCCGACGCGATCCGGAATACCGGCAAGGTCGTAGGCTACGAGATCGTTCCGGTCCGTGCGCTGGGCGTCACCACGAAGATCGAGCGCATCGGCCTGCAAGTGACCGGAAACGGCCCCGTGACGGTCTATCTCTTCCACTCCAGCCTGCTCGAACCGGTCTATACGTTCGAGTTCGACGTCAAGGCGAAGGTAGGGTATCAGTGGTTTCCGGTCAAGGATTGCTATCTGCCTTATCTGCAGCAGGGCAATGCCGGCGGTTCGTGGTACGTGTGCTACAACCAGTCCGACCTGCCCGCGGAGATGGAAGCCGTAAATATAAACCGCGACTGGTCGCAACAGCCGTGCGCCTGCCGCCGCGGAGAGTACGAGTTGTGGAAGATGGTCCACAAGTACATGGAGATTTACCCCTTTGCCGTGCGCGGAGGGGCCGATTTCGGCCGATCTCCCGAATTGTGGGACATCGCAGACATGACCTACACCTATACGCGCAACTACGGGATGAATCTCGAAGTCACCATAGGCTGCGACTATACGGACTTCATCACCGAACAGCGCATGAACTTCGCCGAGGTCGTGGCCAAGCAGGTCGCGGTGAACGCGCTCCGGTACATGGCTTACAACCCCAATGTGCGGATCAACCGCAACCAGTCGAACATTACCCGTACGGACATCCTCTTCGAACTGGAGGGGAATACTGCCGGCCGGCCTTCGGGCTTGGTGAACGACCTGAACAGAGCCTATCAGGCTTTGCGGCTCGATACCGCCGGAATGTCGCGTATCTGCCTGCCTTGTCACAACGGAGGAGTGCGGTACGGGGCTGTCGGCGGAATGTGACGAATTGAACAATTTGATGCGGTTTTATAACACTTTTCCTTAGGAGAAACACAAACCTTTTGAACAATGAATGCCATTCAGTCGATGATCGACGCCCTCCGGGATTTCAGGCAGCGCGAAGGTGAATACATTCTCGGCAGTGTGCGCGAAAACGAAGCGGCGGTTATCGACATGAACGCCGAAGAGCAGTTGTTTGAGAAGGGTGAAAACCGCCTCGGCGTGTCGATCGCGGATTACTGCCCGTATTCGCCGGTCACCATTGAGGAGAAACGGATGCGGGGACAGCCGTACAATCGCGTAACGCTGCGCGATACGGGCGATTTCGAGAGCAGTTTTTACATCCGCTATTCGGGGGACAGCTTCGAAATCACGGCGTCGGACGGGAAAACCGACGATCTGGTCCGCAAGTACGGCAAAGAGATTTTCGGCCTGAACCGAGACAATCTCGACGAGCTGATCCGCACCTATATGCTGCCGTTCCTGCGCGAAAAACTTATAGAAACAATAAACGACCGAAAATGAACGAAAATCCTGTACTGCTCGATAAAGTCCTCGGACAATTGCGCGACGCACTGGCGGCGAACGTGTCGTGGCTTACGAATGTCTATGGAAAGGCCCAGCGTCTGATTGAAAAGGACGTGCAGGGCCGGGACCTCTATTTCCCCGCGATCTACACCGGAGAAACGGAGTATCTCTCCATGTTGCCCGACTCGCGGCTGGGGAACTTCAGTTTCTTCGATATTCCGGACGCTTACCGCTTCCCGGAATACAACCGATATACGGTAAACAAGTTCTTCACGCCGTTCCGGCTGGTGGTTTGGTTCGACGAGCGGACGATATGGGGACCGGGCGTCAGCAACCGCGAGCAACTGAAGATGGACGTACTGGCGGTGCTCGGTCAGACGACGCTCAAAGAGGGCGGGTTGCGGATCGATAAGGTCTGCGAACGCCATGAAAACATATACTCCGGCTATTCGCTCGCCGAAGTCGATGTGCAGTACCTGATGGTGCCGTACGGCGGCTTTGCAGTCGAGGGCGAGCTGGAACTGTCGGAAGAGTGCATAGCGAGATAATAACCTAAAAATTACGAAATATGGTAACTTTCATCTGCATTGTAGTGTGTGTGGCTCTGGCGGCCGCATTCGTCGTCCTGTTTATGGACCGCGCCGGATTGCGCGAGCGGGTCGTGGCCACGGCTCCGAAACCGATCTCCGAAATGTTCGGTTGTGATTTTTGTCTCTCATGGTGGAGCTGCGCTGCGCTGGCCGTCATTGCTACGGTCATCTGCCGGGACGCTGCGATCCTTGCCGCGCCCCTGTTCGCAACCCCGATAACCCGCGCGCTGCTATGAGAACCGAAAAACTGAACGGCCATACTGTCAAGCTTTACGACGGCGTGGACGAAATGCCTGTCGGCCGGTTCCAGCGCTTCAACAAATGCCTGCTATACGACACCGGCATCGGGTCGGATTTCGCAGACGTGGACGCGCATATGTCACGGATCGCGGCGTATATCCCGAAGGACCCCGCTAAAGCCCTGCAGGAACTGGAGAACATGCGCAACAACCTCTACTACATCGTGCAGGGCGTATCTCCGCGCAACATGGCGTTCGCGGCGCTCGTGACCGAGATCGACGGCCGGCCGCGGAACGACCTGAGCGACGCGGGGCTGAACGAGACGCTGGCCCTGCTCGATGATGTGAAGCACACACTTATCTCCCGGCTGGCCGAGGCGATCAAAAAAAAAATCCGCGAAGACCTTTCTGTTTATTTCCCGGCTACGTTTAGCGACGTACATGAAAAAGACACGACGGAAAGGCTTCTCCGCCGGACGCGTCTGGTCCTTTCGGAAATTACGACGTCCGGGGACGCGGCGGAAGACATCGCGCTGATCGACGACTTCATTCTGATGCAGAATCCGCCGCAGGCGTATTCGACCGCGCAAGGCGCGGATGTGATGTTCGATAAGAATTATACGGAAATAACGCTGCTCGTTTCCAAGTCCATGAAGATGGACGCCCGGAACATGACGGTGTTGGAATTCTATCAGGCGCTCGCTTACATGAAGAGCGAAGCCCGGAAAATGCGAAAACGAGTAAACTGATACCCATTCATGGCAGAGGTAAACAACCCCATAAAAACCAGCGATCTGATTCAGAACGACGGTACGATCGACAAACTTATCGCCGATCTGGAAAAACTGCGCGACAAATACGTCAAGTCGATGGACGAGATTCGGAAGAAGGCGAACGCGCTGGATCAGACCCTTCAAAAGCTGAGCGGCTCCACCGAACAGCAGAAGCAGGCCGCGCAGCAATCCGCCGCCGAAGCCGACCGGATGTCCCGCGCCTACAAGGAAATGAAGAAGGAAGCCGCCGCGCTTGAAAGCGAAATCATTGCCCTCCGTCGGCAGAAGGCAGAATTGACTTCGGCTACACAGACAGAAACAAAGGCGATGCAGGCGGAGGCCAAGAGTGTCAAGGAACTCAGCGATTTGGTCGAAAGCGTTGCCGGTGCCCGCGGCGATCTGCTCGACCAGATGGTGCGGGAGCAAGCCGTTCTGACACGCATTCGGAAAGAGCGGAAGGAATTGACGAAAGCCGAAAAAGAGGGGCGAATCAATTCGGAAGACGCCATCGCGAAGCGGGCACGGCTGCTCAATACCGAAACGCAGTATAAAATATCGCTTCAGCAAACTCGCTCCCAGCTTAACGCCAATACCAAGCAATTATTGGCGGCGAACGGGTCTTACGATGAAAGTGCGCAACTTCTTGAACGCATGCGCATGACTTATCGGAGTCTGGGCGAAAGTATGCAGAAATCGCCGTTGGGGGTTGAAATGCTCCGCAATATAGAGTTGCTGGATGCCAAAGTTAAAAAGGCCGACGCTTCGATGGGGAATTTCCAGCGTAATGTCGGTAACTACGCCAGTGGATTCAGCCCGTTGCAATTTCAGGTTCAGCAGGTAGCCCGCGAATTGCCGTCCCTCACGACATCGGCCCAGCAGTTTTTCTTGGCTATCTCAAACAACCTGCCGATGTTGGCAGACGAACTTAGCCGTGCCCGTCAAGAATACAGAAAAATGCGGGATGAAGGCAAAGAGGGAATCCCCGTGTGGAAACAGCTGCTCAAATCCGTTGCATCGTGGCAAACGCTCTTGGTGGTCGGGATTACTGTAGCAACTGCCTATGGCAAGGAGATCGGGAACTTCTTCTCGCAGATATTTGGAGCTGTGCCCAAGATGCGGACTGCGACACAAATGTTCGGCGATGTAAATAAAGCGATTTCAAGCAGTGCAAAACCGCTTGCTGAAAATCTTGTCCGCTATCGTGAACTGCAAAGAGAGTGGAATAATTTGAAAGGCAAGGCGGACGAACAATTAACGTGGATCAAGGAAAATCAGACGGAATTCGGAAATCTGGGTGTCGCAATCAATGATGCCAATGACGCGCAGATTGCTTTCGTATCGAATTCGAATGCGGTGATTACGGCGTTGCGAGAACAAGCCCGCGCTGCTGCTGCCCGTGATTTGGCGGTGTCGCAATACGAAAAGATCATCCAAACGGAACTCGAAATAAAGCAAGCGGAAAAAGATGTCTCGCAATACGAGAAAGCTGCTGAAAGCTTCGGGAAAAATGCCGGAACTGGCATTTATCTTCGGGGTGATGTTATGGGAGACTCGCGAGATCAAGCGCAAAACATGGCAAAACACGCTCAGAACCGTGTCGATAAACTTAAGGCTGAGTTGGTTGTGCTTAATGGGATAGCCGACGGATATTTCAAAATTCAGGCGGCTGCCGAAGATGCAGGAAAAGCGGCCATCAAGGGGGCAGGATTGACGCCGTTCGATACGAACAAGGCCGAAGAAAAACTTCGGAAGGAAGAAGAGCGCAAACGCAAAGCGGAAGAGGCGGCCGCCCGGCGCAAACAGACACAGGCCGACAAAGAAGCCCGCGCGGCCGAACGTCAGGAAAAATACTCCTTCGATGCAGCGAAAAAGTCCGAACAGCTGCAAATCGATGCCTTACAGGCAGGCTATGCGAAACGCCGTGCGACAATCGAATTCAATGCCAAATGGGAAGCGGCGGAGTTGGAGCGGCACTATAATAAAATCGAAGGTTTTACCGAGGGTGACGCCGATTTGTGGAAGGATTACGCTTATGCCGTCATTGCCAACGAAAAGGCCAAAAACGATGCTCTTATCGAGCTGGACAATCAATATGCACTCGAAACCCGGCAGTTGACGCAGGAAACCCTGCAAAACCGACTTGCCGCTGTGCAGGAAGGAAGTGTCGAATATATCCGCATTCAGCGCGAAATGCTGGAAAACGCCCGGCAGATCGAACTGCTGGAAAACAAGACGCGCCCGGCAGAGCAACGGCAGGATGAGACTGCGATAAACGCTAAGTACAGATTTCAGGGGACACAGCAGGGATTTCAGTCCGGGATGACTGGTATTGATACGGCATTTTCCGTTCAAAACAGCGAAATCGAGGCATTGAAGGCAACCGAGCGGGAAAAGACGGTATTGCGCCTGCAGGCGGAAAAAGAACGTTGGGAGAAAGTGTTGGCCCTGATGAATCAATATGGCGGAGTCGTTTCGGATGCGGATGTAGCTATTGTTAAAAACGCCATTACCGCGACCAACAACGAAATCGAGAAGGCCAAACAGCCGCGCGATTTGTGGGATGCAATGGGAATCAATCTCGACGACGATAAAAAGCAGGCTATCTCCGAAAGCGTTTCTTTCGCTTTGGAGCAGATGACTGCGATCCTCGACGCGGAGATCGAAATGGCGCAGCAGGCTGTCGATGCGGCCAACGAGCGCGTTACGGCTGCGCAGTCGGCGCTCGATGCTGAGATGCAGGCGAAAGCCAACGGACTCGCATACAGTCAGACCGAAGCGGAAAAAAGGCTGGAGATGGAGAAGCAGAATCAGGCGAAAGCCATTGCCGAGCAGAAAAAAGCGCAGAAGCAGAAAGCCCAGATCGAGACCTTGCAGCAGATTTCAAGTCTGGTGACCGCTTCGGCGGCGATTTGGGGCGCGCTGGTACTGCCGTGGCTGGCGATTCCGGCCATTGCGATCATGTGGGCGACGTTCGGCGCGGCGAAGATCAAAGCTTCACAGCTCGCCAAATCGTCGGGTACCGAGCAGTACGGCGACGGCACCTACGAATTTATCGACGGCGGCAGTCACCAGAGCGGCAACGACGTTCCGCTGGGCATCAATCCCAGAACTGGGAAAGAACGCCGTGTCGAAGGCGGGGAAATGTTTGCGGTAGTGAATAAAGCCGGAGTGCGTAAATACCGGTCCGAGCTGCCGACGATCATCAATTCTCTGAACCGCGGGGAGTTTGACCGCACCTATATCCGGCAGGCGTTCGCCCAGCAGCCGGCGGAAGTAATTGTCAATGCTTCCAGCGACAACCGGAAGATCGCGGCAGATATTGCGGCTATCAGGAGACTATCCGAACGTCAGGTGTATACCGATTCGAAGGGTCGAACTGTCATCAGATACAAGAAACACACGAAAATACTCAATTAGAATGAATCCGAAGTACCGATTTTTCATCAACGACCGCGAATGCGTCCCGTATTACAAAGACGATCTGTCGCTCGATACGGAGCGCGAGTCGTCGCGCTGGTTTTTCCGGTCGAAATTGAGCGGCAAACTCAACTTCATCCGGGATGACTTTGACTATATCGACCGGCAGCCAATTTCTACGACATTCCAGCTGCGTATCGAACGCAGGAACGCTACCGGATGGGCCGAATACTACCGCGGGCGTTTCTTCAAGACCGACTGCGAATTCGACCGCGACAACCGCATCGTTACGGTCGTTGTCGATTCACAGGACAATTATGTGGACATCCTCAAAAACTACGATTCGGAGGAGAACCTGATCCCGTTGGCACCGGACAGCGTGAGTGTAAAGACCTTCGTTCGTCCTCTTCTGGAGATGTATCTGGTCCAGAACGGCGTCGGATCGGATAGGTTGTCGGTATTTCAGGGAAATCATGTCTGGGAGAAGGAGACGAACGATTCTCCTTCCGATGAAAATACGCTGACGAAGACCTATCATTTTTCGACAGGCCGGGAGGTCGGCGTTGCCGGAGTGGCTTATAGTGCTGGAAACTGGAGCCTTCTGGAAATAGACAACTATGTAGGGACCTATACTTTGGTGCGAGGAAATACTGAGGATAAGAATCGGTTCTTCATAAATTTACGCACATCGCATTGTTTAAAGGAAACGCCGTATCTGCTGCCTCTTATACATTCCCGAATAACTTTGTATGCCTATGACCCCAATACGGATCAGGAAACGGGAGACGCTATAGCTTCCGGCACGACACCGCTTATGAATTTAAATAGAGCAAGATTATACCGAGAGGGGAATAAAGCGGACCAGCTGTTAGTTAATATCCAATCATCCAAGATATACCAACGGATTATCAACGCTGTAGGTGATCAACGCCGAAGTGATTCGGATATTACCGATACCTCGCTGAAGGTTTATCCATTTGCGCAAAAAGACTATACCGCCTACGAAATCGTCGTATCAAACGAGGTTTCATCGGAGCCTACAGAATGGGGCCGGGCGGAAAACGGCGGCTACTTTGTGCGACCTGCCAATGCCGACCAAAGTTTCTTTCCGGTCTTCCAGTCTCGGTGGGCGACGATCTCGTACTGGATGAAACTGACGCTGACCGAAAACAACAGCAACCGCCGGGAATGGATCATCAACGACTGCTACGACATAGGAAATGTCATCAAAGTCCTGCTTCAGAAGTTTGCACCGGAGATCAAGCATGAACCGTTGCCGGAGTACAGCGAATTCCTGTATTTTGCCGGGGATGCGACACATAGTGACCTTTATAAACTGTTTCCAAAAAAACCGACCTCTGTTCCCAATTTCCGGCTGATGATCTGTCCCAAAAGCAACCTGCTTTCGGTGAACTACGACAAGCCGGCGCAGATCGCCAAAACGAGCCTGCAAAGCATCTTCAATATGTTGCGCGACGTCTACCAGCTATACTGGTATATCGACGACGACAAGCGCCTGCATATCGAGCACCTGCAATGGTTTCTCAATGGCGGCAGTTACGCGGGAACCGGTTCCGTATCGGTGGACTTGACCAAACTGTTCGACCCGCGGACCCGCAAGGCATGGAGCTTCGGCACGGCCAAGTGGAACTACGACAAGGGCCAGCTTCCCGATCGTTTTGAATTCGAGTGGCCGGAGGATGCGGGGGCGGTGTTCAACGGCTATCCGATCGAGGTGAAAGCGCCGTTCGTCACCGACGGCAAGAAGGAGCAGATTACGGTAGGTTCGTTCATGTCGGACATCGATACGATGCTGTATAACTCCGGAAGCGTATCTTCCGACGGATTCGTACTGCTGGCGGCCAATGATAAGTTTTTCGGTGAAACCGCGCAGACCTCCGGCTGGATGAAGAACGACGGTACGGTCGATGAATCTTACAGCGGAAGCGTCCACCGAACCTATGACGCTTCAGCCCAGAACATCGCCGGACAGACGGTGAAGATTCGATGCTGGGGCAGCAGTACCTATCCGGGCTGCGTATGTCTCGATGCAGACAGGAATGTCCTGCAATGCTACCTGAACACGACATCCGAAATGACCTTCATGCAAAACAAGCAGGTCTTGATTCCGGCCGACACGAAATATATTGTCCTGAACTACGCCAACAGAATGGGCATGACTGGACCGATTACCACTTCCCGCTTGTCGAGTCTCTACCAGACGCAATCCAATCCGCTGGCGTGTGTGTGGAACGGCAGCAACTGGGTGCCCGATCACTTCTACTATCAGGGCCGTAATGCCAATGTGCAGAATTTCTGGGCGTCGTTTCTGTATATCGCTCCGAAATTCTACGTCTACGACCTTCCGTCGGACGATTGTGTCATCAACAACGGCGAGGAGACTTTCGGGCCGGCGGCCCCTATCGCCGTACAGTCGATCTCGAAGGCTTTGAAGCAGCAGATCGACATTCCGTCGCCGCTTGCACCCCGAATCAATCCCTATCAGCTCGTCCGAACGGCGCTCGGCAACGGCATGGTAGAAAAAATCTCGCTGAATTTGTCGAGCGATAAAGCTGAAGTCGAATTAAAATACGAATTGAAATGACCCCGAATAACAATCTTTTCCCGCTTCCGTGGTATAAATCCGTGAAGTATCAGGATTTTCGTAAGTCCTATGCGTACGGCAACGTTTTCCAGCTCATCGCGCCGGACCGGTCGTTGCTGCCGTTCCAAATTCGACGCGCGCACCGCGCCTCCGCGGCCTTTACGCTCCGCGTGCTGTATGATGACGGCACATTATACCGGAATATCTCTGCGGATACCGCTGCCGATCTTCATGTTGTCAGCGGTACCGATTTCGACGTTATCCAGTACTGCAACACCGGATTGGCGAACCAGTTTGCCCGGCCGCTGACTCCGGGCCGGTACTATGCCGAATTGTCGGACGGTGTCGAAACATGGTATTCCGAGGTGTTCAACGTCGTGGATGATCTTTCGCGTTACATCCGGCTGGAATACTGGTCGGCCGACAATCAGGAGTATGACGGCGGGGATATAGTCTACTCGAACGGCTACCGCAACGTGCTCTATATCTGCTCGGAGCTGGGGAAGCCCGATTACGAGTACGAGGAGGAGGCTGAACCGCGCGACGGCTTTCCGTTCGTCGAGAAGCAGATCAGCAAGAAAACCTTTCGCTTCGAATGCAAGGCGCCCGAATACCTTGTCGATGCGCTTCGGGTTGTGTGGCTCTCGGATTACGTGCGCATGACGGCCAACGGACAGCAGTATGAAGTGATGCACTTCCTGTCCGATCCGAACTGGCAGGAGGACGGCCACTATGCGATGGTGGAATGCGAGATCGAGGCGGACACGGTTCTGAAAAAAATAGGCGTCGGCCTGACGCCCCTTGCCGGCCTGCCGATTCAGTTCCGGATTAAGGTCGTAGATGCAGTAACGGGAGCCAGCATCCCCGGTGCGGATATCGGCATGGATTTCAACGGCAGCGAACTGGCGAGCCTCTATTCCGACTCTTCGGGCCGTGTGGTGTGGAATTACGATCAGACGGCGGATGCGTGGAATCGAGACTATGCCGGCGGTCGGATGCGCATCTACAAGAAAACGCCGGACACAGCCGCGCTTCTGGATTCGGAAGGTCGCATCCTTTACGATTCGCTGGGCCGCGCTCTGCGCGTTTCGAGCGGTCAGGACGACTATTTCGACGGCGAGGTATATGCGGAGCTGGTGCGTTATCTCCCTTCGGTCGAAGAGGGTTATGACATCACCCTTAGGCTCATCAAGAAATCGGATTTCGTACTGACTCCTACGACAGTGGAACTTCCCGTCATCGGGGGCCGTCGAGAACTCACGGTCACACCGGGTCTGTTCCCGATCAAGCGTTGGGACGGCGCGGAATGGCTCGTTAGCACGATGCAGGGGTATGGCGGGATCGCGCTTTCAGCTGAAGCCACGGAGTATGAGCGCGACACGGCCGCGGAGTTCGGTCCCGACGCCTACGGCTGTCTGGGCCGCTGCTCTGTGGCGGTTCATCAGGACGGCACCGCGCTGGTCTCTCGTCCTATTAACTTCCGCCTCTCGATCCTCGATGAGCAGGGCGCCCCTGTCTCCGCGGACCAGACGCATATCTACTGGCAGGGTGCCGACGGTACGAAGCGACATATCGGCTTCGCCTATTACGATGTCATCGAAACCGTGCTGGATGGCGCTTCGGTGCTGGCCTTCAATCTCGAAGTCACGGTTTCCGAACCGGGCTTTAAGGCTTTCACGACCGAAATCCCGATCCCCGCGGGTACGGACGAATATTCGTGGGAGGGCAGCGTTACGCTCCGCAAATCGCGCCGCAACCTCGTTCTGGACTTCTCGGTCGTGAATGAAAACGACACGCTTATCGAGGATGCCGAGGTGCTGGTGTTCTATACGGACGAATCGGGCGAGGAGACCACCTATGGCGCTCGGCAGGGGCGAGTTCAGGCAACGGTTCCCGGCGTGACTACCGATGCGTTCCCGCTGGGTATCGCCGCAGGCCGGGACGGCTACCAAACCTACGAACATATCATTCAGGTTCCGGCCAGCAGCGAGGATTACTCGTATACTACGGATGTGAAGCTGACACCTGCCGCCACTGCGTCGCGTCCTGTTAATTTCCGCGTTTCCATCCTCGACGAGAATGGTAATCCGTTCACCGCGGACCGGACCCAGATATTCTGGCAAGGTGCCGACGGTACGAGAAAATTTAGAGGTTTTACGTACTTCAGCGTTATCAATACCGTGCTTGAAGAGGCTTCGCTGGAGGCTTTCAATGTCGAAGTTTTAGTTACCGATGCGGACTATCCGGATTCAACGACTGAAATCCCGATCCCCGCGGGTACGGAGGAATATTCGTGGGAGGGCAGCATAACGCTTCGCAATTCGAGCCGCAATCTCGTTCTGGACCTGTCAATCCAGAACGCCGAGGGTGCCGCTGTCGATGCGCAGTCCGTGGAGGTCCGTTATACCAAGCCGGACGGCACGGAGGGCACCCTGACGACGTCGGGATCGCATATTACCGATACGATTCCGAACGTCACGACCGCGTATTTCACTGCGACGATCACCGTGCAGACGGATGGCTACCAGCTCTGGCGCGGTCCGGTCTCGGTGCTTGCGGGTACGGATGACGCTACGGTTGAAAAGACCGTTACGCTGACGGGTTCCACCCAGTCGCGCCCGCTGAAGCTGCACGTACAAGTTGCCGGCAGCGACGGCACCCCGCTCGTGGCCGACGAGGTTACAGCTTCGTATATCCAGCCTTCGGGCACCAGCAAGCAGGAGCGCTGGGCGAACACCGGAGAAGTCGATGTCACGCTTGAAGCCTCGACGGGGTATATGACGATGGGGCTTGCGGCACTTAAATCCGGCTACGAATCCGGCAAAAAACTGCTGGACATCCCTGCCGGCAGCACGCAATACGACATCGACGAGACCCTGACGCTCACCTCTTCGGAGCCGACCTCCAAACGCCGGCTTATCCTGCAACTTACGTTCGAGAATCTCAACGGCGAAGCCGTCGCAGTAGACAAGGTCACCGTATCGACGAAAGACGCTGCGGGCGGGACCATGACGCGGGAGTATACGAACGTCACGGCGGTAGACGATACTCTCGATGATATTCCAACATCGGACAGCAGTGTCACCGTCACCGCCGTTAAATCCGGCTTTACGGGTGTGCGGATGACGCGCTTTATCCCTGCAGGCGAAAGCGACTATACCTATACGGGCACGATTACGATCGGTGCGAAGCGCCTCTTCAGCGCGGAACTTCACGTCACGGACAAAGCCGGGCAGCCGGTCGTAGCGGACGAAATAACCTTTACGTGGCTCAGCAGTACGGGTACGACCAATACCGAGCGCCGGGAGAACACCAGCAGCCTGACCTACGGTCCCGTCTCGAACTGTACGGCCGAAGCCTTCACGATGAATATCACCGCCAAGGCCGCAGGCTACAACAGCATCGAAGACCATATCGACGTTCCGGCCGGTACGGAGGCGTATACGGCCCAGAAGACGATCCAATTCGCTCCGGGCAGCCGCAATGCCGTTTTGAACTTCACGGTGTCCGACAAGGACGGCGCTCCGATCAGCGGCGTCGGGGTAGGGTTCCGGTATGTGAACGCCGACGGCGAGGAGGATAGCTACATGGCCGATACGGATGCGAGCGGCAGGATCAGCGCGACGGTCAACAACGTTACGCTCCAGTCTTTCGACGCTCTCGTGATCGCCTATCTGGACGGCTGGCGTCTCTACATGCGAGAATTCGCCGTCGAGGCTGGAACGGAGGATTATACGTACGACCGCAATGTCACGCTCTACGACAGTTACGATCCGCTGGTGACCTTCTCGAAGGAACTCCCGTGGACAGCGGGCGCGCACATGATCTCCATGCACAATTCGGGCAACGTGGCCCTGACGCTCGTATCGATGCCGGCATGGTGTCGGAGTGCGGCAAAGCTGCCGTTCGACATGCCCATCGATGGCGGCACTGCCTTAGCCGTACAGAATAATGCGTCGGGATCGGCCCGGACGGGTACGATGGCGATGGAGTACCACAACACGGAGACGGGCGAGACGGTGGCCTACAACGTCGATGTCACGCAGGAGGGATAGGCGATGTACCTCAAACATTGGAGTAAATTTACAGAGTGAAGAACTTGAAAAAACAGCATTGAAATGGCAGACACGTACACACTGCAATACCCCGGCGAGCGGGTCGATCAGGATTTGGAGCGCGCCGAGCGCGCCACGGTCGATCTTCCGCTCGCCGCGACGCTGGGGGCCGAGGCGCAGGGCTTCCCGCTGGTCGTCACTACGGCGCTTTCCGAGGTCGATGAAATGTATAAGCTCTACGCCGCGAACCGGAGCCGGTACCGCTGGATGCTTGTCGTCACGCAGGCGTCGGGCGGCGCGTTCGTCGAGGTCGCGGAGGTGGAACCGGTGACGCAGACCGGCGGCATCGACCTCGTTTTCGACTCGAAATACAACGGCCGCCGCTACGCCGTAACGCTTAAGCTGGCCGGCGGGGAGGTTACGACCGTCAGCGCGCACGTCCTTGCGGACTTCTCGAATCCGGTCCTGCAGGGCAAATCGGCAGGCGGGGGCGACACTCCGATCCGTGAAGTCACGGACCGGTCGGGCAAGACATTCTACCCGGTCACGGCGGCCGCGGGCGTGAAGATGCCCGACGGCACGACGCTGGACGAAAGCGCCAAGCGTTCGACAACCGCCCTCGATGTGCTCGCGCATTCGGACTGCACGCTGGAGGAGCGCGTCGCGCAGCTCGAATCGCTGCTCGTAAGAGTGCTTTCGGGCGATGTCCTGATCCCGGAACTGCAGGTCAAGAAATTGGGCGTCTGGGGCGGCAACACCATCGTCGTTACGGGCGAGGGCGCTCCGTCGAAGGCTCCCGACCGGGCCGGACAGTTCTATATCGACACCAAGAACAATGCAGTCTACCACTCTGTGGGAAATAACGCCGTTTCGGACTGGAAAAACAACTGATACGATGTCTCAGGTTAACCGATACGCGAACAAAGCCGCTTATGAAGCGGATGCTTCCCGGCTTAAAACCCGGTCGGCGGTGTCATACCTTGAAGACGACGGCGAGGTGATCTACGACGGCGTGAATGTCGTCGTGGGCAAGGACGCCGCCGGCGTCGGAGACCTTGTCGTTTTCGACAAGACGGACGGTACGCTGAAGTTCGTCAAGGAGACAACACTGCTTTACGGGCAGTTGCCGCCGGAACTCGTTCCGATGGCCGTGGTCTACGGTCGCCGGGGCGACAAGGTGCGCATCGTTGCCCTGCGCCATCTGGATTTTTACAAGTGGGCAGTGGCGTATGAAGTGAAGCTTTCGGGCTTCGATCTCTCTTCGGACGGCAGTTTTACGCTGCATATTTACACCTCGGATTTCGAGTTCACCTATCCCGCCGGGGCAACTCTCGCAAGTATCGCGGCGCAGATCAATGCGAACTCCGATATTACGAATACCTATTCATGGAAAGCCACGGCGTCGGACGAGCTGAATGCCATTGTCATGGAGTGCAATGCGTGGTCCACAACCGAAGGCCATAAAAAAATATCCGCATCGGGCTGCACGCTTACCAAGCATGCGGAAGATGTCGATTACCAGACCACCACTGCCATTATCCCCCAAAACACGACGGTCAACGTACGCCGCAGAAATGGCGCTGACTCACAACTGGCCGGATGCGACAACGAAGTGTTTCTGGAGTACTACAGAGAGAACGGCACGACGGGAACCGACATCCTGCCGGGCAGCTCGACGATCATCCGGGAGAGCGTTTTCACCCAGACCGACAACCCGGCGCTGGTTGCGGCCTATCCGACCTACCGGGACTATCTTTTCGGGGAGCACTTGGCCCAATATCCGTCGGCTTACGGGGCGTTCCTGCAGAACGGCAAAAGCAATACGGCCATTCTCGCCCGGAAAACAAGGACCGACTTCTACGGTAAGACTGTTCCGTGCTATCCGGCCGCTGCCGCAGCTGCGGCCTATGGAATGCAGGTCGCGGGGATGACTACGGGGCTGGAAGCCGGGGCATGGTGGCTGCCCTCGGCCGAGGAACTGTGGCTGATAGCCAAAGGTCTCTTATTCGCGCAGCCTTACGATCCGGTCAATCGGACATTGTCCGTGTCGGGGAAAGTGATCGCCAAGGCGGATTACATGTCCTCGTCCTCCGAGCGGAGCAATCTCTATTATTATAAAGTCAACAAATACGGAAATACAAGCTGGGCGATCGACAACCAGCCGAAACCATCATCCTGCATTGTACGCCCGGTATCGGAGATATGAAAAACATAGCAGATTATGTCACAAATAAACAAATATGCGGATAAGGCCGCCTACGAATCGGACACTGCGCGGCTTAGAACCCTCTCGTCGGAATCCTACATCGAGAACGACGGCGTGCTGCTTTACGACGGTGTGAATGCCGTAATTCCGAAATCCGCCGCCGGCGTCGGGGACCTTGTCGTGTTCGACAAGACGGACGGGGTGTTGAAATTCATCAAAGGCGCTACGCTCGTTGCAGATAAGATGCCCGCCGAATTGGTTCCCGCGGGCGTGGTGTACGGCCGCCACGGCGATAAGGTGCGGATCGTGTCGCTGGAAAATGCGACCTTCAACGGATCGGATGAGATGCGTTGGGCGAATTCATACGAAGTAGCCTTGTCGGGTTTCGATCTTGCAGCGGGCGGAACCGCCGTTCTTACATTTGG